CTTAACTTACGCAAAAAAGCCACCCATACTACTCAAAAAATATTCACAACCTATCTAAACAACCGTTTCCAAAAGTTCTCTCTCGTCTCATTAGAGGGCTTTTCGTTTTGCTTGCTTATATTTGTATCTGAATCATTGCTATCGCCTTTATAATCGTTCTCACGGCTTTGTACGGTGTTGCTTTTAATATTTTGTTCTGACTTTTGATTTTCAAGTAATTTCTGACTGCTTAAATTTAATTGTTGTTGTTGATCTAATAATTTTTGAAACTTTGCTATTTGTTGATTTTTGGTCTGTAATTCTGTTCTAGCCTGTTCTAGGTCTACACGTAATTGCTTTATAATTTCATTATCATTGTTTAAATTGTCATTCTGTTTCATGCCGGTTCTATTGTAATGGTCTACAATAGCCTTTATATTTTCTTCATTAAAATTATACTTGCCTTGTTCGTTCTTCTTTGGTTGCTTATCCTTTGGTAATTCTCGTATTATTTGGTAAACACGCCCATTTGTAACCTGTAATTTTTTTGCAATGCTTGAAATAGTCTCCATTTATTAATTCACTCCATTACTTTACTAATTATAATGTGTAATTTTATTTATAATGCTAGATTAGTCTATATTGATTACTTCTACAATAGAATTATACAAGTCATAAGCAAACAATGCAGTAGAATACGCTTATATCACGTTATAAAATCTATATTTTATTTTTAACATTCTAACTAAAACTGCATTATAATGAAGGCGCATTATAATAATGTGGAAAGGAATCTATGAAAATGAAAATAGAGTTTATTCATCGCTTTAGTGTAGCTAGTAATGCAATTAACGACATTTTTGTAATTACTCTTAAAAATGGGGATCAATACTTCTTAAGGCAAAGTATCATTGCGGAAGCTCCCACTTCACAAGAATTTGATTATTCCGAGGATACCGACTATAGTCAAGTGCCATTTGTTCTTCATACGGAACATGTTTTAACGAATGTAAAAACCAAGAAGGATTATATAGATAAGGGTCTTGTCGTATTGCCAATAATTCACGGGGACAAAGCTGTTGATGATGATGAAACATTTAACACATACACCCACATGACATTAAAAGAATTAAAGAAACCAAAATACCCATATGGATTAATTAAAGATGATTTTTTTGATGAATTGGCTTAAATATTTAGATATCAAAAAGCACTACCCAAATTAATGAGCAGTGCTTTTTGATATGCAATTGGCATAAAGATATGAATAAATAGAGATTAACTATATTTAAGCTGATTAATCACGCAACGCAAGCTATACGGAAAATCTTTTACTGTCGTTGATGATACGCCACGATTTTGATAATAAAGAGTTGCAAGCTCGATTACGATAAATTTGTACCTGTCGTCTAAAGTCATATTATTATTACATGCGTTATTTAGATACGCTTTTGCCGAATAAATGTAATCACTGAGTAAACTATCGTCATCTGTTACATCTAAAGGAACATGCAAGCTATTTTTCAATTCATTCAATAAGTCTGTGTCTGCTGTATCTGCCATTTATGAAACCTTCTTTCAAAATTTATTATATGTATAAAAAAGGCGGTTCACTGACCGTCTTTTTTTTTAATTACTTGCCTTGTGTTGTTGGTGTAGTGGTATCAATTGTCAAAGCTACGGTAGCCGTATTGTCAATAAATTCATAATCGTTTCTCAGCATGACCGCCAAACCTTGACTGTATGAATCGAATTGCGTCCACTTCGTAGTTACTTGGTTACGGCGGAAGATTGCAATGGTTTCTGATAAGTCACTAACATACATAGGGAATTGACCTGCGCCAACGTTAGGCAATACAGCGTCACTTAATTCAACAACTGGTAGACCAAATAACGCCTTGCCAGTAGGTGCTTGAATATCTTCACTCATCAAATAGCGACCCTCGGAATCTTTTTGAGAATCTAACCAATTGAAAGCACTTTGGTTAACAACTACGATAGGTTGCAAACTTGGATCGAGCTTAGTATTCTTAGCTTGCTTAATATCGTCAACACTCTTAACAACCACTGGCGTCAAAGTCTTCAGCTTAGCAAGAATTTGAGCGTTATCAGTGTTATCGATTAACTTTGCCATTTGAGACCCAATTTCAGCAGAAAAGTCGATTGCATTGTCATCGACAAGCTCTTGTGAAAGGTAAACTTTTCCAGCACGTGTCTGCGTCTTAAATTCCACGCCCGTAACTTCTGGGTCAACGTCACCAATTACAGCATTTTCAGCTTTGGTTGCTAAAACCTTGGAAGGGTCGTTGCCTGCAATTGGATAGCTACCTTGACCGACCGAAACTTGCTTGATCGTTGCGTAGTCTGATAGACGGTTGCTGTTCTTCTTTGATTGAAAAATAGGTGTGATAATTTCTGTTGGAATTAATACACCATTACCGTCCGTGGTTAAACCGTCACGAGCTTCGCCCTCTGAACGAATATAGTCCTCGAATGATCTTACTTCTTTTTGAGCCTTAGTTTCTTCGTTTTCTGGTTGAATTAAAGTTTTTTCTGCCATGTTTCGTTTCTCCTCTTTTGAGTTATTTTGTTTTTTATTAATAAATGAATCATATCCACGTGTTGCAACGCTTGAAGCGTTATACGCCGCAAGTGATACAGAACTAATTTCATATAATGTTTGAATATTTGTAATCAAACGTGTTACAACTCCGGTTGCAGTGTCTTCCGTCCATTGTTCGCCTGAACCGTCATCTGGCAAAGTGAATCCGAATGACATGCTATTGACAACGCCTTTTTTAATCAAGTTGTATAAATCAGCTTCATAGCTAACTGAATCATCAATATCAACAATGAAATGAAGTCCTTGATCGTCAACATCTAGCGTTAAGCCTGAACCCACCTTTGCAATTGGCTGGTTGAAATTATGATCGTTCAAAAACAAAACTTGTGACAAGTCTGTATTTTGTAAGGCTTGTGGGTCAATTTCTTCAATAAACCCACCTAAATCTTTTGACGGTTGATTAAACATCAATGCATAGCCTTCAAGTTGTTTGCCTGTTGAATTATCGTCATCATCTGTTGGTTCGACTGCTCGAATCTCGGACGACTTAATAATTAATTTCTCATTTTGAATCATTGTTTCCCTCCTGTTCATTATCTGTATTATTTGAATCCGTATTGTCGTTTGAATATTTAGCGTCATTTGCCTTGTTGTAGTCGTTTTCAGACAAGTTATCGAGTTGGCTAAAGTTGAGCGAACCGTAGAAGCGATTGAGCGCTTCGTTGTCGCTGTCTTTATCAGTATCAATATTAAGCGATTGCCGTGCTTCTGCCGGCATCATAATGCCGTTTTGGACGAGTGAAATAAGTGTCTTAGCTTGATCTGCAAAACTTGCTGGCAAAATGTTCGACTTATCTTGTTCGATCTCATAACCTTGTAACTTATTGTTGAGTTCTGATTGAATGGCTTCAAAATAAGGTGTCAAACTCTGCAGGAACATAACTTTCAATGATTGAGAGACTGAACTATGTGAGTTTTCAAGTCCGATCATTTCTGACGGAATGCCGAATACACTCGCAACTTTTTCACTCGCTAAATTGTTAGTCTGAATTGCTTTTAATAATCCTTCATCAACTGAAATCTGTTCAAATTTGATTGAATCATCTGAAACCCCAATTCCTGATGAAGCAATTTTTTGAAAGTTTCGTCTTAGGTTTTCCTTTGCTGAATCTGATAAATCAGTTTTTGAGACATTCAGCATTCCATGAATCCCCGATTGAAAAACATTTTTCAGCGTTTGAGTTCCGATAGACTGCAAGTCCAAACTGTCAGACAGACTGTATAAAGGCGAGACCCCTGCGATAGCGTCCATACTTAGAATTTTAAAGTGTAGAACCTGTGATATAGGCGCGATCTGCGCACGCGTTGAAGGTTCGGCTTGATAACGGTAGCTAACATTGCCTGTAGAAGTATCTATCGTGACGGTCATTTGATTGTTTTCAACAAACTTCAAGGCATGACCACCATTTTCAATCAAAGCGAATGAATTGCCATTGATGAGTAAGTTTGTCATCACACTTGACCAAAAATTAAAGCCTGATCGAATATTATCAACATCTGGGTTATTCAACATCTTACTGATTAAAGGCGTGCTTGAAATGAACGGGCATGAAGCAACTGTATTTGAAATAGTTGAGACCGCACTGTATACGTCCGGGTTACGCAACACGCTTTTCCCTGCATAGAAGTCTGAATCTCCACTCATGCTTACCAAAGCATCTAAAAAAGCATCGCTTGAATCTGGCTTCGGACTTGTGTCCGTACCGTTAATTAATAATGACAATTATTTACCTCCTTTCTTTTCTGAATTAATTATCAAAGCGAGAATAACGAAAATAATTCCCGTTGTGATTATTCCAATTTTTAAATTGAATAATAAATAAATTCCCAAATTAAAAAGCGTTAAACCTGTCAAAAATAAATAGGTTTGTAACGCTATTTCTTTGAGCTTAGAAACTAAAGTTTTCATAATATTCATTGCTCTTTTCTTCTTTGTTTAATAACTGATCGCTAACAAACTTCCAAGCGAATTGAATGCTTACCAGTGGATCAATTCTGTTTGAATATCGTGTTTTGTCGATAAAGCCAACGCCGGCGGACGAACTACGCCATATTGAGTTTATGACTGCAATATCTAATAATGGGTTTTTAGGGTGAATAATCTGTTTGTTAAATACATACTCACGGAACTGTTTTTCTGAAAAGTTTAAATTTTTAGCACCTTGTGACGTTTCGATTAATGGATAGTTTTCCTTCTCGAACTCACCTAACAAATAGCCAAAACTCCATGGATCGTAACAGATACCCAAGACATCTAAATTATTTCTATCTACCATGTTTTTGATGAAATTGAATATCTGATCGTAATCAATAACGCCACTTTGCAAGTCGGTTATCGTGCAATATCCTGCGTCCGCTAGTGACGTGTAATTAATTTCATCTTGCTTCTCTTTCTCGATTAGTCCGAACTTCGTGCCCACCCATGAGTGAGAATCAGTGTAATATCTACCGTCATCAAGTGGGACAATCCAACTAACGGAAGATAAGTCGTTGGCTTTACTCAAGTCAATAGCGAAAACAACTTTTTTGCTCTTTATATCAATAGGTTTAACTTCCGTTTTTTGCCAATCGTCCAACTTTAAAAAAGTATTCTCTGAATTGGCTCGCCATAAGTTGAAGTTTTTAACCAATATAGGGTTCAAATCGTTTTGAGCTAAAGCACTCTTCAAGTCTTGATGAATTTTTTCAGTCATTTTATCTCTAATTGAATCAACCTCAAATAGGGGGTTAGACTTGATCCACGTTGTATCGTCATATACTTCGTTCTCGTTATCTTGTTCATAGATAGCTATGAAAGTATCATCTAAACTATTCTTACCGTTCAGAACGTCTGCATACGTCTTATAATCCTGATACATAGCGCCTTTTAGATTGAACCCACTTGTTGAGATGATACATAGCAACGCATTATCCTGCTGACCTTGTCCGCTTTTTAAAACATTAACCACATCGTGATTTTTAGCACCGTGGTATTCATCAATAACTGCCAAACATGGATTATAGCCGTCAAGTCGAGAAGTATCTGCACTCGGCAACGGTTCGATAAATGAATCTGTTTTTGTATCGAATATTTCTTTTTTACGTACGTTTAAACGTTTACGCAATGAAGGCGAAAGCGTACATAAATGGTTTAAATTTGATCGTGCCATGTTAAAAGCGAGTGTCGCTTGTGTGAAGTTGTTTGCTACATTAAGAATTTGTCTGTTTCGTTTCGGTTTGTTTTCCAAAAGCAAAGTCGCAATTTCAATACAACTTGCTAAATACGATTTTCCATTCTTTCGAGATAGAGAAATAAAAGCGTTATGGTAACGTCTGTTACCTTGTTTAT